CTGCTGTAAAAAGATAAAGTGCTGTCAGTCTCTTTCATTATTCTCTATACTATAATAATAGAAATTATTTATTTTCTATAATATTATATATTAAAAATCTGGTGGAACTGTCAAAACTCTTGACATCCAGTAATTTCATCTTTTCCACCATCGCTTCGGCGACGGATTTATTGCTATAGTTATTTAATATCTTTAAAATCTGTTCTATAAATATATCTATAATATACTTGTGAATACTAGGATTACCAATACAGTTCTCAGTTAAATATCCGTAGATATCATTTAGCAGCACCGGAATTTCCGTCGGTTTGTATTTTATCCAAATGATATTTAGATTATGGACGCCTTTCTTCCATTTAATATAGTCGCAATACAACTCATACTCGTTATTCAGTAATAGTAGGTTATTGTCAAATATATATTTGGGCGGTATCCACTCCTTATTATTTAGATAACTGTCCCACAGCCTATCTATATTACTAGATAAGAAGGCGGTATCAAAGTATTCTAGCAATTTAATATAGATGTTGTTCTCTCCGTCAATACTATCCGTCGCCTTAATATAAGACCAGATAATCAAGAAGATATCTGTAAGTCCGCTCTCGCTGTTCGTAATAATATCCTTTATTTTTGAATAAATAGTATCTTTGTTCTTTCCTGTAAGTTTATTTAAATAACCGATTAATGTCCGCTTAATACAAGAATTGTCTGAAAAATCAGGGATAATAATATGAAACCGTCCTTTATTACTAGCGGCACCGCTAGCCGCTCCTGTGCTATTAGAGATATGTAGGCTCTTCTCTTTCTTGTTATTTAACTTTTTCTCCCATATCATTTTAGGGTCATAATACGAATCAAAGCAACTACAAGATTTTTTAAGGGTCTCCGCTTTATTCAATATATGGTCGGGAACATCTATATTATACCTGCTTTGAAAAACAGACAAACCTATTTTAACTACTTTATCATCCATTATAATACTAAATATATTTAATAATCTTATATATAAAACGATAGGATATGTAATAGGATATATGATATATGATATATCATATAAAAACTATATACATATATTATGATATAATATACCATATTATATGAATCTAGATTTGAAAAATCAATTCGTAGAAGACCTAGATGATATTTATAAAACTCATTTAATTTATAGGACTATTGTAGTATGCGATGATGATATAGAAGATTACAAGGTATTGTTAGAAAACAAGGACTTTAGCGTCTATGTTGTTAAAGCGGTCTCTAATATTAACTACGATACTTTAGACCACCGGATTATCCTAGTGAATAACAAGATGGTTGAAGACTTTTTAAATAACATTATAGCAAACAATATTGACAACTTCTATACATATATAACATTCACTTATGATAATAGCAGTATAAAGGATACGATTGCTAAGAAATACTATAATGTCGGCAATATTGTTAATTGTATTTTGTAATTTATAATTATTATTATTTTTCTATATTATAATATATCATTATGTTAGGAAGAATTGAATGGCTAAAACAAATGGAATGAGTTTTGGGAAAGGTTTGAATATGAATTTAGGAAAAGGCGTTAGTATGGGTAAAGGCAAAGGCTCCAACAATATAACTTTAACAGGTATCATACTGATATCTGCCGTGTTTATATTTGCGATACTGATAGCGAATAGGCAGCAAATACAAGAGACATTCTTTAGCGAGAAAAGATATAGTTTTGAGTATTACTATATGGATACTTGCGGACATTGCAGAGTGTTTAACAGCAAAGGCATTTGGGAAAAATTAAATACCCATACATTCAATAATGTATCACTTAAAAAATATGATAGGGAAGACCACAAGGAGCGTGTTAAAAGCCTAGGGATTACAGGGTTTCCTGCGTTCATTATGGTTGATAATACGGCTACCGCTGGGGCTGGTGCTAGCACCGGTACTCCTACTATCCTAGCGTCTTTTGAAGAAGAGAGGACATACGAAAATATCTTGAAATTCATAAAGAATTACGAATAAGCGCGAAGCGGCGAGCGAAGAATGGAGAGAACGAGGGATATATAAGATAATATTAAAGTATAATATTAAAGTATCGTAATATATTAAAATGGGCGGTGGTATAACACAGTTAGTTTTAAAAGGGCAAATGGACTCATATATTAATTTGAACCCTTGTATTAACTACTATAAATATGTATATAATAAGCACGTTAATTTTTCTATGGAAAACAAGAATATTATCCCTGTGAATAACTCATCCATAGACTTAACAAATACCACAAACAATATACAGATGACCTTTGAAATAAAACGCTATGGGGATTTAATAAGTAATATGTATCTGTCTTTTAACCTACCCGACATATATTCTACGGACACGCATAGGTTCAAGTGGATAAATAATGTCGGGCACAACTTTATTAAAACGGCTACCGTAAGGATTGAAGGGATTATCATAGATGAGGTATATGGGGAATGGATGAATATATGGAATGAATTAACAAACAAGGACGGCGTTGAATACAATAAACTTATTGGGAATATTCCTGAATACACCAGTCCTAATAACAACAACTCAAGGTATGTAATTAGAAACAACATATTATACAACAGAATATATCCGTCTAAGGACAAAATCACCGATGCCCGTAATCCCTCAATAAAAGGGCGGGTATTACAGGTGCCCTTGAACTTCTGGTTCTCTCGCAATCCATCTCTGGCGCTCCCATTATACAAGATACAAAATCAGGAAATAAAGATAGATGTCGAGGTGAATGATATTGAGAAATTGTATCAGGTTTGGTGCGACAAATTGAAAATGTATGTATCGCCTGCGTTCTTTAATAATATATATAAGGACAATATAAATATCAATACTTTTTTGATGGGCAGAAGTTATATCCAGTGTTTCCTAGATGCGAACTATATATTCTTAGATAGTGATTACAGGATGAGTTCATTACAGACGGAAGGGATTGTTAAATATGTCGTGGATTATGTGAAACGGCAGACATTTCCGGCGCTAAATATCACTAGCAACGGCGACTATTATACCTTAACAAGCTCTTACAATCACATCAAAGAGATTATTTGGGTATTGCGCCGAACTGATATACCTGAAAAACTGAATTTAAACGATAATTATACTGCTTCGCATACATATAATGAGACGATGGGATTGCTAGAGAGTGCTCGTATTATGTGGGCGGATACTATAATTCGTGAAGACCAGAAAGCCTATTATTATAACAACATACAGCCTTATCAGTATCATACACAGGTGCCTAGGACGGGCATATATTGCTACTCGTTCTCTCTGTTCCCTGAGAAGATAATGAGTGCGGGCTCCTTTAATAACCAGATGACGACCACATCGCTATACTTGAAAATCAATAATAAAGGAAGCGATACAAAGGATATTACCAAGACAGCCGAATATAAATATTTATTTGAGTTAGCGAAGCGAAACTCCGTGAATTATATTCAAGAAAACGAAGTTAAATTAGATGTTATTGTATATACGAGAGTTATTAATGTATTCTCGGTAATTAACGGAACTTGCAACTTTATCTGGTCTAGATAAGGCAAGGCTGCTGGAGGTTGTCTTATATCTATTATTTTTATATCTATCTTTAATTAAAAGAGGTTAGAATGGATTTACTTGTATTAATACTGATATTATTATCAGGATATATAATCAAATATTTAATAGATACTATAAACACCCTTAATAACGAAATAAGGGAGATAAAGATGAAATGTATCTCAGGACAAAAAGATGTTAGGTTTGATAACAAACCGGAGTTTGTTATCAAACCGGAGTTTGATAGCGGTTCTACATCTGCGACTACAGCGAACGCCGCCTTAATTAAAAACATCGCATACTTTAAGGACTACTTTGATGACAAATAATGATATAAATAATAAACGCATATATATTTAATATAAGGAAAGCATTTTAGCGACGCTTATAAAATGCCTAGAAAAGCGAAAACCACAGATGATAATGCGAGTGATACAAAGAAGAAAAAGAATTTGATGAATACAATAATAAAGGATATCTCTGTAGTTGATAACGAGGACATCATATTACAATTGCCTTTGTCTAATACGCAAATTAATAAATTGAATATAACTGATAATACAACTTGTGCCGAGTTTCCCGAGCCCTATGAGCCGAACTGTTTTTATATAAATGAGAACAACACATATAGCACAATCCAAGACAACATTATATTTGACAATACGAATAGCGAGTATTCTTTGAAAGTATCTCACAAAGATGAAATCCTCAATTCTAATAATAACTGCTATTGGTGCTGTCATCCTATAGACAACAGGACATTCGGGATGCCCTATAAATATAATATTAAAACCGATACCTATGTGTTATTTGGGAACTTCTGTTCCCTAGAATGTGCTAATGCGTATAACTTCTCGTCTCATAGTGGTAGCGACAAAGTCTGGGAAATCAATAGTTTAATACAGATGCTTAGCAAACATTACGGGTTCTCGCATCCTATTCGCCCTGCGCCTTCCAGATTTCTGCTAAAGATATTTAATGGGCCGATGACAATTGAAGAGTTTCGCAAGGGGCACTACACGAATGACAAGACCTATATTCTAAACCTACCACCTATGATTTCTACAAATTTTAGTTATGAAGTTGTAAATACCTCGTATTTAAAGAATATTACCGACAACATGCACATTAAACTAGATAACCAGAATCAAAACAATAACCAGAGCACAAAGAAAAAAGCGGCGTTAGCGGCAAATGCCTCAAATGTCGCTAACGCCGCAAACTCTAACACGATTGACAGCAAACTCAGTTTAATTGTTAGCGGCGGCGATACCAGAGGTATTAGCGGGGCTACCTAAATACTAAAAATTGATATAAGAATAACAATCCTTATATATATGCGCTAACAGACACAAAAATAAAATAGACGAAACGATGACGACTACCGCTACCGGTGCTACCGGTATTTACTTTTCACCTTATAGAATTTCAACGATAACTTGCAACGCAAATGTAGGTAATAATATTAATATAAATCTAGGTATATTATTTGACAATATTAATGTTATAGAGAATGTCGCTGAAAGCGGTGATAAAGGTGTTGTATGGGTTCAGTTTATGAAAAACGGGACTGACGCTTCTAAAGGGGTTTATCCTAAGAAGCGAAGGAAGAGCAAGAAGAATACTATGAAAAAGAACAGGTTTGACAATCAGGTTACGGTTATTTACAAGTTTAGCGATAAATATATACCGAATGTGAAGATATTCAAGAACGGCAATATACAATTAACGGGTATCAAGGATATTAAGGATACCGAACATATCGTTAATCATATAATTAACGACATTACGACAATCTATAACAATATTGACAAGGCTATTATTGTTAATCCTGAGCCGGACTATGTGTTAGATTTGAAATACCAGAACTTTAAAATCAGGATGATTAACACGGACTTTAAAGTATATAGCGACCCTGAACTGAAAAACGGGTTTGAAATCCGCCGCAAAGAAATCCACAAGTTGTTTATTAACGACGAACACAACAATAAATGTAGTTTCCAGCCCGGAATATATCAAGGAGTTAAACTAGAATACTTTTGGAATATTCACAATAAAAACAAGAATGGTATTTGCTCGTGTCCTAAGTATTGCTACGGCAAAGGCACGGGGCAAAATCTAGGCGAATGTAAGAAGGTTACTGGAGCATTATTTGAAAGCGGTAGCGTATTAATTACAGGCGGAATAACATTCGCGCAAGTTGATGAAACATACAAATATATATGCGACTTCCTTAAAAAACACAAAGATATTATTAGAAAGCCGCCTCCTAATACCAATATGGCTCCGGTAGCAGCGATAGCAGCGATAGCAGCGATAGCGGCAGCCTAAATAGTATTTGTATGACATTCTATATTATATATGTTAGCTGCGGCAGCTGCGGAATTATCAGGAATATTATATTTTTTATAATCACCACTATTAACGGTGTTGTTTCCGGGTCTATTATAAGAAGGTATATGATGACTTGCGTAAAAATGCGAACAGTATGCTACGGCATCTGGTTCAACCCTAGGTATAACATAATTATTTCCCCACGGTTTCTTGTCAAATAAGACATCGCCTGTATATAATCCGGCGTTCTTTAAGGGTTCCGGTGCTTTCACATTAGGGATATAATCTAATTCGGCATACATCAATTCATTTCCCATTTTTTGTTTTGTATTATTCTATTACAATAGAAGGAATAAAAATAAACAATATAAACAATATAAAGATTAAGGGAATATAATGAACTATACAAATGAGTTCTAATAAGAAGAGGAGCGGTAGCGGAGGAGACGCAAGTAATAAGAAAGCAAATACTGGTAGCGTTCCTGATTTTCTAAGCGACGGCTTGGATAACAAGACGATTTGTGATATCGTTCAGGATATTATGGCGATTATCCACGATAACAAGGGAAAGACCGCTCCGGCTTCGCCTGCTCCGCATACCGAAATAGTCAATAAGATAAGCAGCGATGACAAGTTTAAATTCTTTATAGAAAGATACCCTATGCTTTTTGATATGGTAACAAAAGAGGCAGGATTTGAATATTCAAGCCTAGAGTATTTTTTGTCTATGCGAGAGGAGATTATCAAGCAGCGAATAACCAGCGAAGAGGCTTCCAAACAGGTAGGACAAGTATGGTTTGACAAATACTATAAGAAGCCATAATAGCGAAGCAACGAATCATCATTTTATTTATTATTTTTCCCTTTAAAAATATAAAAATTGATATAAGAAGGTATCGTATATGTATTAGTACGATTACGACGATTACCGCAACGATGACTTCCGCTTCTACCCCTGTTAAATTTCCTACCAACCTCTACCAACTTATAGAAGAAACATTTAAACTCTATGAAGAAAGGCACGCAGGCGACGCTCCTGTTATGGGCGATATGAGCGTAGCGTCGCTAGAGTATGTAGCGAACGAGACAACAGCCGTAGCAGATAATAACAGTTATGCGAACTGCCTGATTTCTCTGTTGAAAAAGTATCACCTCTGGCCTATGATGAAAGTTAAGAAGTTCAAGGGTCGCAGCGATATCGTCTTGCTACACAATACCTATATTAGGAATAATGTAGATAACTTTAAGGAGTTATACGAGCAGTGCCGTAGTATCGTTCTAGACTTCAGTCTTAATTGTAATAATAATATCGTAGTTACTTACGCCAACTCTATCCCTGAGCGTATCAATTACAATACTTACATCTCTACGCTGGCTTCTAGCGATGATAAAGTATATGAGGCGTATGACGGCACAATCATAACAGTCTATAATTACAAAGATGAGTGGTATTTCGGGACTTCCAGTTGTCCCGATGCGAACAGTTCTAAGTTCTCGCATCCTACCAAGAAACACGGCAATATGTTCGATGAAATTCTGTATAAATACTTTAGACATCATCTGTCTGCCGAAGACGCAGGCGACGCTGCCGCTGTATCAGCGAAACTACGAAGCTTGTTCGTCCAACATCTAGATCCTGCGATGGCTTACGAGTTTATTATCGTTCATCACGAAAACAAGCACATTATAGATTATACAGGATTGCTAGGAGAGAATTATATGGAGATGTTCCACATCAATACCAAGCATCGCTGTTCGCTTACCGAGAATGACATTATGTCCTCTATTATCCCGTCGCTGCTAGAAGTCGGCGTTAAATATCCCTTGCCGTTCAATAATATTCAGGAGGCATACGCGCATATCAATACGACGCCTTATAGTTATGGTTTAATCGTTAAGAAGACGATTACGGACGGCAGCAGCGGCAAAGTGAAATTATACAAGATTTCTACGGATGCTATCAATTATCGCGAAGAGACTGATCCGTGTCATCCTAATATTTGGATGAATATTCTGTCGGTCTATATGAAAAACAAGACAGAATATACCATCAAAGATTATATCGCTAACTACAATCCCTATATTAATTTGCCGGTGGATAATAACGGACAAAAGATAGACCCAACATATCTAGTCCATACCATTATATCCACTATCAAAGACAGCCTGTATTCCTATTATAAGGCGACAACCGTCTATTATCCCAACTATAACCGCTATAAGATGAATAAGGAAATGGATAAACAGTTCCCGCCAATTATCCAGTATCATTTGGCTCAACTGCGTAATCTCCAAGTTAATACTTACAAAACAAAAATGATTAATATGGGTAATGTGTATCACTACATCTGTCAGTGCAACGATATTAACAACATTAAAACCCTTATCCAATTCTTCGCGTCTAACCCGATTAACGAGATGTCGCCGAGAACCTCTATGTGTTTCGCTATAATGACTAGCCTAATCTCTTAATCTCTTCATCTCTACCCCTACCCTAGTTCCTTAAATCCCCTTAAAATATCCTTTAATTATTTTTTATATTTATAATTTAAAATAAAAATCGCGCGTATATATAGAAAGAATATAGTAGATATGGTTGAAAGTCTTATGCAACAAATCCAAAGTGCTATGAGTGGAGGAAAGAAGTCCTTGAAGCGCAAGCCTGCTCGCAAGCCGGTTCGCTCCGCCTCTCCTCTTAAGCGCAAGCCTGTCCGTTCGGCTGCTAAGCCCGTGAAACGCCGTGTTTTTCCTAAGATGCGGAGAACTTTTGGCGGTTTCTTTGAGGAATTAAATCAAATGGTAGCCGTAGAGGCTGCTGATGCTAAGAAGGGAAAAGAAACTGGTGCTTCTTCTGTTCCTGTGAAGCATACCCCTATGTCCGCTGCGGATGCCCCTGCTGCCGGCGGTGCTATGGAAGGCGGTCGTCTTCGTGTTTTTAAGAAGAAGGCAAAGAAGCCCAAAGCTGCCGCTAGAGGTCGTTTATTTGGCGGATACGAGGAAGAAGAAGAGCAACAATTTGAAAGCGAGGAACAAGAAGGCGGTCGCCGTCGTGTGTTTAAGAAGAAGGCAAAGAAGTCCCGTGTCGCTACTACTAGAGGTCTCGTTAGAGGACTCGTTAGAGGACGCCGTTCAGTTGGCGGATATGAGGAAGCCCTAGAGGAACAAGCTGGTGGTCGCCGTCGCCCTCCTCGCCGCCGTTCTGCTTCCCCTGTTCGTCGTGCTCCCCGTCGCCGCTCTCCTACTCGTCATTAGATATGAGTATGTAATCATATAGTAATAATCAATTATTTTTTGTAATATATTAAAAAATGATATATAAGATAGATATAATATAGTTAATATACAAAATGCCTACATTCCAAAATTACAATTACGACGAACCCTCAGGATGTTCTAGTTTTGAAATAAATAATATAGACCTTGCTATTATTAATGGTATTCGCCGTGTTATATTAACCGACATTCCTATCGCCGGTATTATTGGGGAAAAACTAGAGAACGACGACCCAAGCGTGGATATCGTAATAAACAACGGAGCGCTCCACAACGAGATTATTATTCATCGCATCGGTCTTATCCCTATATGTCTTAAAGAGGAAGAGATAGACAATTACAAAGACAACAGCATTCATATTGAATTAAATGTAAAGAATACCACAAACAAGACTCTAGATGTCCTAACGAGCGACATAACGGCTACACGCAATTCAGTTAATATAGACAAGAAAGAACTCGCCGATATTTTCCCAGCGAACAAGATATCAGGCAACCATATCTTAATTACACGCCTGAGAACTGGCGAACATCTACATTTTAAAGCGAAGGTTGTTAAGAGGACTGGTCGTGATAATGCGTCGTTTAATCCGGTATCGCTGTCTAACTTCTCGTATATCCAAGACCCCAAAGAAGCCGACAAGAAGACCAACCTTTTAGATAAGGAACGCTCGTATTACAAAAATAAATATGGCGATGCTGTGCGTTTCAAGTTTGATATTGAAAGCATAAACCACAATATCGGTCCCAAATATCTTGTTTCTAAATCGCTAGACATTATCATAAACAAATTAGAAGTGCTTCGGCGTGAATTGAATAATACTGATGCGTCAGCAGCGTCAGCGGCGTCAGCGGCGACCAAAGTTAAAATACAGCAATTTCAAGATATCGCCGGAACTTATGAGTTTATTATTGAAGACGAGGATGATACGCTAGGTAATATTATACAATCCCATATTCACAATCATTTTATTAGAGAAAATAACAAATACAAAGACAAGATATCTTGCACCTATATCGGGTATATCTGCCCGCATCCGCTAAAATCGTTGATGATTTTAAGGATATCACTAGAAGGTGTAGGCGGCGTAGGCGGCGCTAGCGGCGCTAGCGATGCTAAGATATTCTCAGCATTCCTAGATGATAACTGTGCTATAATTGCCGAAGAACTATCTAAGATTAAAAACGATTGGATGAAGTTTGCTATTGACAATATTTAGATACGCTACGCTGCCTTCGGCTACGCTGCCTTCGGCTTCTTCCTTATATACTTTTTGTAAATACTCTTTTTATCTTTTTTATCTAATAATAATATATATTATTGTAGTAAATAGAAACATAAGTTCAATATGGCTACGGATATAGACAATCTCAAGGATATAGAATATTTAGACGAAGAACTAGATGATATTGAATATACCGAGATACTCAGTTTTGAAGAGATGAGCCGCATTAACCCTTCGTTTATTGCTTTGGATAAGGAGGAGATATATAACAGCCTATATGTGTTTTTTAAGGACAAAAAGAAAGCCGACCTATTGCGAAATCTATTCTATGAGATACTTGAAAATCGTGAAAGTAAGAATGGTAAAATAAACGACTACAGCAACTATATCTTCGCAGCTGAAGGCGAATTAGAAAATTATGGCGACAGGGACGGGGACGGTAGCGGCGAAAGCGGCGACCCTAAAGACGCTGTATATAACTTTATAGGCAAATATAACAGCAAGAGCGACCTTCGTGAATTCACTAAGCGTAAGTTTGCCGTTTCCTATGATATAAAATCTAATAAGATGAGATTAAAGCCTACTCATAATACTAGTATAATTATTGGCGCCGCTAACGCTGCCGAACAGAAGGATTTCCCTAAATATCACCAGATTATCAAGGATTACCCTGTTGTTAAATGTGCTAGCGTAGAGAAGGTTGAAAATATTTATAATATTAATGATACTGAGGATGACAGCAGCGGTAGCGGAAGCAGCGGCGCTATCGCTCTTCCTATATTAGGTGCCTATTACAAGATACCTACGACAACCGTGAATGACTATATGTATGCTAAGATAGCATCGCATCTATTAAACAGCGTTAATACGAACTATAGGGCATCTACAAATTACATAGATATTTGCGAGTTAATCAAGAAGACACGCCCTGATATTGAGATGATTGTTAAAGAGATTAATAGTAATAAAGATGCCTTTTATCTAGACTATGGTAATATTAACAACATATTTAAGAAATACGATTATTCCTTGGATTTTATAACCGATAAGGATTTGGAGGTTTTAACAGATTGTATGTATTCTATTATAAAGGGCGAGAAGGAACGCAAGCACGGCGCACACGGGGCATTCAAGATTAGGCGCCCTGTTTTGATTAATAAGAAACTTACATTCTATGATAATATTGAGAAGACGCTAAAAGTCGTTAGTATATCTCAGCAAGTTAAATCATTTCTAGAGAAGACTAAGGATATTATATTGAAATACAAAAACGACATCATACATACTGAGGTTATTGCTTTAAAAAATTATAATATCTATGATATCATTAAGCAGATAAATGATGACGCTATTACGATTGAGGAGATTATAGACGAACTCAAGCTATCTATAAAGACCATCAATATAGATAATGCTCTAGAGACCATCAACGATATATTAGAGGCACAAGAAAACCTAGGAGATATAAAGGAAGATTGTGAGAATGTTAAGAACTACTTTATATATTCACGAGAACACATATTTGATTACGACAAGGACGGAAAAAAGTATATTACATCTAAGAGAGAAAACAAGGCAATAAGCGACGGAAACGACATAGACAACTACGAAGGGCTAAAAGATGATGACGATATTATTGAAGACGAAAACAAGGGGTTTGTAGGTGATGCTGAAGATGTCAGCGGTAGCGGCGGTAGCAGCGGTAGCGGCGACGGGAAGGATATTGGCGGTAGCGTAGCAACAGCCGTTAATAACAATTATGACATTAATAGGTATATAGCAAACATTCACTTTAGGAATGACAAGGCGTTTATAGAGATTTTAAAAATAATTCTAGAGTTGATTAAGAAGGTTAATGATGTCGCCAATATTGATATAGATTATGACGCTTTGTCTAA